AAAAGGTTATAAAATAAATTAATAACAATAAAACTTACTATAAAAATTACAATAAAACTAACAAGTGTTAACTAAATTACTACCCACCAATTTGTATTTTTTATTGTATTTTTTATTGTATTTTTTATTGTATTTTTTTATTATCTTTAATTACTTTATATGAGTAAAAAACCGATTGTGTTTGAAATTGATGCTAATATGGATGGAGTTAATAACCAATTAGAATCAATAAATAGTGACATTGGCGCAGGAAAACATGCGTTTATATTTTTATTTATGGACGGTTGTGGCCCATGTAATCAAACAAAGCCTCAATGGAAAAAAATGCAGAACATAATAAAAAAACAGCCTGTTGGTAATGCAGACCTAGTTGTTGCTGCAATAAATCAAAAACTATTTGAACGCTTAAATGGCGTTGGTTCAGAACCTATGGGCTACCCATGTTTAAGATATGTTAAAGGTCCAAATATAGAAGAATATGAAGACTGCAGCATTGCTAATAAGGATAGAAGTACTGATTCATTTATTGAGTGGATTGAATCAAAAATTAAGAAACAAAATGGCGGTAGAAGAAGAAAACTCAGAGGTGGAAAATGGTCATTAAAATATAAACGAAGCATTAACTGTAGAAGACCTAAAGGGTTCTCTCAACGACAGCATTGCAAATATGGAAGAAAAACATTGAAACGCAAATATTAATATTTTTATTTTATATTTTTTTATTTTTTATTTTCTAACAGTTCTCCGCTTTTTGCTATATTTTTTGTTATATTTTTTGCTACGTTTCACTGTTTTTCTACCACCCTTTTTGCCGCTAGATTTCCAAGTTTTTTTCGGCGCTTTTTCGCCACCTAAAGGTTCCATCAATCTAGGTATTTTATGCTTTAAAGGAGGTCCTGGATTTATTATACCGCATATAGTTGCATTACCGGGCGTCGGATGAGCGCCGTCACATATATCTATGCCATGAATTATGCGCATATAAATACGCAAACATTCCGCCGCGTCTGGTAATGCGCTATGGGGCCTCCCATACATTTGTTGTCCGAATAATGAAATATGCGCCTCTTCTAGATTAGGGTCTTTGGCTTTCCACGCACTTGAAAAAAACTCCTTACGTTTTGTATTATATGTTTTACCATCATCTTCTGTTACTTGGTCTATTATAATTGCACCACTTGGATCTCTTGCATATTTATAAGGCCATATTCTGCAATGAAAAGTCGCCAATTTATACGTATCCATTTCTGGTTTATCTCCGGCTCTTAACTTATTATACGTATCTTGATAAATTTGTTTTTTTTCAACAGGCATTGTTGGAGTATTTATTAACCGCAATAACTCTGCAGACATAACATTTACGTCAAATGTAGAATTATGCGCTACAATTTTTCCGGCTGCATTATACGCCCGAATAAATTCATCCATTGCCATTTCAAGTGTTGTTGGGCTGCTCATTATTTGCACCTCAGATATTCCATTTATGTCTAATCCTTCTTGACTAAATGCTATAGTAGTTTTATCTGGAAGATTATTAATAATATCTTCACCTTCCCCTTGAGGACTACTTGATATAATATTCATACTTTGTGTATCATATAATATCCACGCTAATTGAATTACTGATGGCCATTTGGTTAAATCCGATGATTCGGTAAAACTACGTTCTTTTGGTAACCCAGTTGTCTCTGTATCAAATACTAATATAAGTGTATTTTCTTCTTGTCCCATTCGGGTTTTTGTAGGTTCTTCTAGTTCCGTTTCATTTGCCGTTTCAATCGCCATTTCACTTGCCATTTTAATAATATATTATAAGTATATTATTAAATATAGTATATTATTAAATATTTTATATATAGATATTATGCATTAATTTTTAAAAATTGAACTTAAATATTACGCGGAATATAATGATAACAAAAGAACAACATGGACCACGTTTTTAGACTCTACGATTTTAATGTTTATAACAAAAAAGACGACGCTAAAGAAGAAACCAGTAGTGACGATGATAGTGGAAGTAAAACTGATACTAATAAATTCATGATTCAAATGTTTGGATTAAACGAGCATGGCGAATCCTGTTCTATCTTTGTTGAGGATTTTAAGCCATTCTTCTACGTAAAAGTCGGCGACGGATGGACGCAATATACTAAAAACTCATTCCTACAACATATTACTAAAAAACTCGGTAAGTACTATGAAAACTCAATTAGCGACTGCAAAATGATAAAAAGAAAAAAATTATATGGATTTGATGGTGGAAAAGAGCATAAGTTTGTTATGTTCCAATTCAAGAATCTTCAAGCATTTAATAAAGCAAAGAATTTATGGTATAACTCTGATAAAAAGTTATTTGAATATGGGTTGAAATATGCGGATACTCAAACATATTTATATGAGGCGAACATCCCACCCCTTTTGCGTTTCTTTCATATTAAAGATATTAGTCCATCTGGTTGGGTTTCTTTGCCTAAAAAGAAGACAATTGAAGTAAAAGATAATAAGCTAACAACATGCAAATATGAATTTATTATAGAACAAAAGAATGTTGTTCCCATAAATGATAAGGAAACCAGGGTTCCTTATAAGATATGTAGTTTTGATATTGAGGCTAGTAGTAGTCATGGTGACTTTCCTGTGCCTATCAAGTCATATAAGAAACTAGCCACTAATATTATTGAACACTTTGAAAAAACCGTTGATTTGTCTAAGGATGATATTATGAATATGTTGCGTAAGATTATATTAACTGCATTCGGATATCTTCCTGGCATTGAGTTACCAAATATAGATATTGTTTATCCGAAAAAAGACCAGCCTCCTGCGCAGGTGAAGAAAATGACAGAGGTTTGGCTTACGGCAAAAATAGATGCAACCCAAACATCTTCTGGTGGCAAGGATAATCAAATGACAATTGAAAATCTGTTTGAAAATATGCATAGTGAAAATGCTGATAACAATTATAATGATAACAATTCCGATGCAGATGACGGTGCAGGCGAAGACTACGATTCTGATAATGAATCTTTTGTAAAAAATAAGACAAATTATAGTAAAAAAGCAACAGGTAAAATCTATACGGTTGTTGAGTTGCTATTTGATAAAACATTAACTAGAGAAATAAAACTAAACGCATTGAATGCATCACTGTGCGATAAGTTCCCGCAATTAGAAGGCGATAAAGTAACCTTTATTGGCTCCACGTTTTTAAATTATGGCGATAAAGACCCTTACCTAAATCACTGTATTGTGTTAAATACGTGTGGTAAAGTTCCGGTTGAAAATTCACAGATAGAGACCTATTCTAGCGAAGACCAAGTATTAACGGCTTGGACAAGGCTAATTCAGCGTGAAAACCCCGATTTTGTAATCGGTTATAATATATTTGGGTTTGATTATGCATTTATGTTTAATCGCGCAGTAGAAAATGGTTGCATTGCCGAATTCCTTAAACTATCAAAGAATAAGAATGAGGTCTGTGGCGTTGACCCATTTACTGGAAAATATAAACTAGAGGAAACTAGTATTAAACTTGCTAGCGGAACCCATGAACTAAACTATATTAAAATGAATGGACGCGTTCAGATTGACTTATATAACTACTTCAGACGTGAAGAGAACTTGAGTTCATATAAGTTAGACTATGTTGCTGGTCATTTTATCGGCGATTACGTAAAGTCATTATCAGACCCTTGTTCAGAAAAAGGAACAGGAACAACTACCGTTCAAAGTAGTAATCTAATGGGACTTCTAGAGGGCAGTTATGTTCATTTTGAAGAAATAGGACATTCTACCGACTATTACTGCGATGGTGCTAAATTTTCAGTTCTATCTGTAAACAAAGAGGACAAATCATTTGTTGTATCTGGAAATATTGCGCCAGATATGACAAAGAAAGTAAGATGGTGTTTAGCAAAGGATGATGTTACTCCAAAGGATATCTTTAGAATGACTAATGGGTCAGACGATGACCGAGCCATAATTGCTAAATACTGTATTCAGGATTGTAACCTAGTTCATTATCTTATGAATAAGGTTGATGTTCTAACCGGATATATTGAGATGTCAAAAATCTGTAGCGTTCCTATTAACTTCTTAGTTCTTCGCGGACAAGGTATTAAGTTGACCAGTTATGTTGCAAAGAAATGCCGAGAAAAGCGCACATTAATGCCGGTCCTTGAAAAGAAGGATAGTGATGATGGATATGAGGGTGCAACTGTTTTAGACCCTAAAACTGACTTATATATGGATAACCCCGTTGCATGCGTGGATTATGCATCTCTATATCCGTCGTCTATGATTAGTGAGAATCTATCACATGATAGTAAGGTTTGGACAAAAGAATATAATTTAAAGGGTGACCTGATAACTGTTACTGGTGAAATGGACGCATCAGGTAATCATATTTATGATAATTTGCCCGGATTTGATTACGTAGATATTACCTATGATACTTTTAAATATGTTAGAAAATCGCCGACTTCAGCCGCAGAAAAAATTAAATCTGGATATAAGGTATGCCGATTTGCGCAGTTTCCAGATAATTCGCGCGCAATTATGCCATCTATTCTAGAAGAACTTCTTCTTGCCAGAAAAACAACTAGGAAGTTGATACCACAACAAACAGACGACTTTATGAAAAATGTTCTTGATAAGCGTCAGTTAGGTTATAAGGTTACTGCGAATTCGCTTTATGGGCAATGTGGTGCAAGAACTAGTACATTCTATGAGAAAGATATTGCGGCATCAACGACTGCTACTGGTAGATTGCTGTTGACTTATGCAAAAAAGATTATTGAGAAAACTTATGGTAACCGACTATGCGACACTGCTAAGCATGGACCCGTTCTAACAAAGGCAGAGTACATATATGGTGACAGTGTTGCAAATTATACTCCAACGTATGTTCGCGTAAATGGCCAGATTGATATTTGCACTATTGAAAATCTAGCAGAAAAATATGGTGAAAATAATTGGACAAAATGCGTTGAAGAAGGAAAGCAAGAAAAGGAATTCTGTGAACTAGAAAATGTTGAAACATGGACGGAAAAGGGGTGGACTAAACTTTACAGAGTTATTCGTCACGAACTTGCATCGCATAAGAAAATGGTTCGTGTTCTAACGCATACAGGTTTGGTAGACGTAACTGATGACCATTCATTAGTAAAGCCAGATGGAAGCGAAGTTTCTTCAAACGAACTCAAGATTGGAGATGAATTGTTGCATAATAAATTGCCTGTTTTTGAAAATGTTAAAATCTCTGAAATAACAGTAGAAGAAGCGCAGGTTATGGGTTTCTTCTTTGGGGGTGGAAGTTGTGGAGTTTATGATTATCCTTCTGGGAAAAAGTCATCTTGGGCATTAAATAATGCATCAATTGATATTATCAATAAATATATTGATTTATGCAATAAAGTTTATCCAGAATTTGAATGGATTTGCATGCCAACTTTGGAAAGTTCAGGAGTTTATAAAATTACACTTAAAAGTAATCAATATGGTTCCGTTGAAAGGTTTATTGAACAATACAGGGGAAAAATGTATTTTGAAAAGGCTCAGAAAATTCCGAATGAAATTTTGTTTGGAAGCATAGAAGTCCGCCAGGCATTTTGGAATGGAATGTATGACGCCGATGGAGACGAGGATAAAAATGATTACACAAGAATTGACCAAAAGAACCAAATTAGCGCATCGCATATTGCTTGGTTGGCTCAAAGTCTTGGTTGGACGACGTCTATAAATACAAGGAAAGACAAACAGAACATTTACGGAATTACAATGACAAAGAAGAGACAAAGAAAAAATCCACTCGCAATTAAAAAGATGCACGCGATTCAATATCAAGGATATGTATATGATCTAACAACAGATAATCATCACTTTGCAGCCGGCATAGGTAACATGATTGTTCATAACACGGATTCTGTATTCTTCACATTTAACCTGCAAACACCAGAGGGTGTTCCGATTCGTGGCAAAGATGCACTTGAAATTACAATTGAATTAGCACAAGAAGCAGGCCATTTAGCATCTAGTTTCTTGAAAAATCCGCATGACTTAGAGTATGAAAAAACGTTTATGCCATTTTGCTTGCTTTCAAAGAAGCGTTACGTAGGTGTGCTGTATGAGCATGACCCCGATAAGGGTAAACGTAAAGAGATGGGTATTGTGCTAAAACGCCGAGATAATGCGCCAATTGTAAAGGATATTTATGGCGGAATTATTGATATTCTTATGAAGAAACAAGATATAAAACAAGCAATGGATTTTCTGAAATCCTCTTTGCAGAATATTGTAGATGAGAAATATCCTATGGATAAACTAGTTATAACAAAATCATTGAGGTCCGGTTATAAAAATCCGAAGCAAATTGCACATAAAGTTCTGGCAGATAGGATTACGTCTAGAGACCCGGGAAATAAACCTGGTTCTGGTGATAGAATTCCGTTTGTATATATACATCATCCGAATAAAAAGGCACTTCAAGGGGAAAAAATTGAGACACCAACGTATATTATAGAGAAAAATCTAAAAATAGACTATTCGTTTTATATTACAAATCAAATTATGAAACCAGTACAGCAACTATTTGCTCTTGTCTTAGAAAAAATGTGGACAATATTAAATAAAAAATCAAAAATAATGCGATTTAAAAAAGAGGTTGATGAGTTAAGACGGATAACGCCGGCAGATAAATTTGAAGATAAACTTGAATCAATGAAAAATAAAGAAGTT